CAAAAGAAAAGCCAGTCGTAACGGGCTGCAACCCTGACTGGCTTTTATCTCAACTAAACGAGGTGGAATTATGAACGAAATTCAGGCCATTGTCAAAACCATGTCCAGCCGCGAGATTGCTGGGCTGGTGGATTCCCGTCACGCTGATGTGTGCAGAACCGTCGAGCGGTTGATTGAAAAGGGAGTGGTTGGGGGGTGTGCGCCATCGGCGTACACCCATGAGCAGAACGGCCAGCCCAAGATGGTGGAGCAGGTGCTGGTCACGCCCAAGGGGCTGACCAAGTTGGCGCAGGTTGTGGGGGGTGCAGAGTGAACTATTTTCCCTTCCACGTTGGCGACTACGCCGCAGCAACCGCCCATCTCACATGGGACGAGGATATGGCATACACCAGGCTGCTGCGCGCCTACTACCTCACGGAGCAGCCGATCCCTTTGGACAAGGCGTATCGACTTGCCAGGGCAACCACGCCAGCGCAGCGCAAAGCGGTTGACACCGTGTTGACGGAGTTCTTCACAAAGACGGACATCGGATACCAGCAGGAACGCTGCAATGCCGAAATATTGAAGTTCCAGGACAAGCAAGAAAAGGCCCAGCGCAGTGCGAACGAACGCTGGAAAAAGCAAAGCAAAAACAGCGAAGGCAATGCGAACGCATCAGACAAAGGCAATACGGAGGCAATGCGAACGCATAGCGAAGGCAATGCTAACCAAGAACCAATAACCAATAACCAAATAGATACATCGTCAACTATTCAACCATCGTCGGGCGTGCGCGCGCCGATCAGCGACGACGAAAAACCGAAATCCCCAGCCGATTGGCTCGAAGTTTTTGCCCAGCAGCACGGCGTGGACGTTGACCACCGCAGCTTCCACGACCGAAAAAAATTCTGGCCGCTGGCCGCAGCGTGGACGAACGCCGGGGTCACCGTGGGGCAGATGCGCCAGGCCTGCGCCAAAGCCCACGCCGAGGCCAAGGATCCCATCGCCTGGCTGCCAGCCTATGCCGACCGGGTGCTGGCATCGATGCAGGCCGAGCGTGCAGCACCGGCCAAGTCGCAGCGCGGCGAAACCTTCGCAGAGCGTGACCGCGAAAACGGCATGCGCCGCTGGGAGCAGATGACGGGCCAGGTACACCCCGACCGCAGGCAAAAAACCGCCGATGTGATCGATGTGGCGGAGGCGCTGGAGGTGCTTTCACAGCCCCAAACCCGCACCCAACCCCAGAGGCTGACAGCATGATTTTGATCGACCAAAACGCGGGCAGCATGGTCTCCGTGGAGTACGTTTTCAAGGTGCTCTCCGCCGCCTACGGCGCTGCGTGGGACAGGTCTTTGGGCACCGCGCCCATTGGCGATGTGATGACGATTTGGGCCAATGCCCTGGACGGTTTCACGCAGACGCCACAGGCCAGAAAGCGCATTTCCTGGGCGCTGAACAACCTTCCCGACCGCTGCCCCAACGCCATGGAGTTCAAGCGCTTGTGCCACCAGGCCCCGGCCACAGACGTGCCACTGCTGCCGGAGCCCAAAGCCGATCCGCAGCGGGTGGCCGCAGAGCTGGAAAAGCTGCGCACGCACGCCGACCACCAACGCAGCGACCCCAAAGACTGGGCGCGGCGACACATCGCCCGACACGAAGCCGGGGAGCACGTCCGCCCCGTCACCCTGCGCTTTGCCCGCGAGGCGCTGGGTATGCCAGCCGTCGCATGAGCGCCACCACCGACCACTATGCCCTCCACCTCGACCACCTCAAAAGCCTCGCCGCGCACCCCGGCTGGAAAGCCTACGCATGGAACCGCGCCAAAGACCTCGCCGCAGACCCCAGCGGTTTGTGGGCCGGGATCGACAAAGACCTTGCTGCTGCCATGGCCCCCAAGGGAGCTGAGTCCGAACGCACGCGGCCACTGGGCCACGCTGGCCAAGGCCAAAAAAGAATTCAGGACGCGCTGCGCGTGGCTGGCTAAAGCCCAGGGCCTGCCAAGTTTCAAAAACGCGCCACAGGCCGATCTGCACGCATTCATGGCCTATACCTTTTGCCCACCCGACAAGCGGGCCAGAGATTTGGACAACGTGCTGGCCGCAATGAAGGCGGGAAACGATGGCCTGGTGGACGCCATGGGCATCGATGATTCCCGCTGGGGGCTTTCGGTGCAGTGGGGCGAGGTGGTAAAGGGTGGTGAGGTTCGCGTGACTGTGGAGGTGTGCTGAGATGGCACGGTTGACCAAAGACCAGTGGCTTGAAGCCCGGCAGAAGTGGGAGGCCATCCACGCAGACACTGGAAAACCTTTCGCGGAGGTGAAAAATGGCGACACGCAAGCCAAAAACTGAAAAATCGGTTCTAGAAAAGGCAAAGCAGAATGGCGGTGCTCGAGAAGGCGCTGGCCGAAAGGAATTCGAACCGACCGACCACGAGCGCAAGCAGGTCGGCGCTATGTCCGGCTACGGCCTGCCGATCGAGCAGATCGCTGTCCTGGTGCGCGACGGTATTGACACCGACACCCTGCGCAAGCACTTTGCCCAAGAACTGATCTCGGGCAAGGCCAAGGCCAACGCGCAGGTAGGGAAAACCCTATTCCAGAAGGTGATGGCAGGCGACACGACGGCGGCCATCTGGTGGTCCAAGACGCAGATGCGCTGGAAGGAAGTGCAGCAGCACGAACTGACTGGCGCGGACGGCGCGCCCTTGGAGTTTGCGAAGATCGAGCGAGTGGTCATTCGTGGCAAAGCCGACACTGAAAATTCAGACGCCTGAGTGGGCTGTCCCGCTGCTGCAGCCTGCGCGCTACAAGGGCGCACACGGCGGCCGTGGCTCGGGCAAGTCGCACACCTTTGCCGAGATGCTGATCGAGGCGCACATCATGGACCAGGGCAGCCGCAGCGTCTGCGTGCGCGAGGTTCAGAAGTCGCTGGCGCAGTCGGTCAAGCGCCTGCTTGAACTCAAGATCGAGCAGATGAACGCTGGTGCGTACTTCGAGGTGCAGGAGGCCGTCATCAAGTCAAAAAAAGGCAACGGCTTGATTATTTTCCAGGGCATGCAGAACCACACGGCAGACTCCATTAAGTCGTTGGAGGGGTACGATCGAGCATGGGTAGAGGAGGCGCAAAGCCTGTCACAGCGAAGTCTAGACTTGCTGCGGCCTACCATTCGAAAACCGGGATCAGAACTGTGGTTTACGTGGAACCCAAACCAGGCGTCCGACCCTGTTGACGTTTTGCTGAGGGGTGAAAAACCGCCGCCGGATTCCGTGATTCTGGAAGTCAACTTCAACGATAACCCGTGGTTTCCGGACGTACTCCGGGCTGAAATGGAGTACGACAGGGGGCGCGACCCGGACAAGTACGCACACGTCTGGCGCGGTGGCTACCTGCAAAACAGCAACGCCCGCGTGTTCAGCAATTGGCGAGTAGAGGAGTTCGAGGCGCCGAATGATGCAGTTCACCGCCTGGGGGCAGACTGGGGCTTTGCTACAGACCCCACTACGCTGGTTCGCTGCCACATCATAGGGCGAACGCTTTACATCGACTTTGAGGCGTACATGGTGGGCTGCGAGATTCTGAACACGCCAGACCTATTCATGACCGTTCCAGAGTCTGAAAAGTGGCCCATCGTGGCCGACTCGGCAAGGCCTGAGACGATAAGCCACATGCGCAAAAATGGATTCCCGAAGATCATGGCCGCAGTAAAGGGGCAGAAATCTGTGGAGGAGGGCATTGAGTGGCTGAAGTCGTTTGACATCGTGGTACACCCCCGCTGCTTGCACACGATTGACGAATTGACGCTCTACAGCTACAAGACCGATCCGCTGACAGGGAAGGTTCTCCCGATCTTGGAGGACAAGAAAAACCACGTTATTGACGCGCTGCGCTACGCCTGCGAAGGAGTGCGGCGCGCGCAGCCTTCCAAACCCCACAACTTCACACCATTGCCCAATGTCTCGAAATGGTAGAAAATCAGGTTATGGACTGCCAGAGGCACTATGACGCATTGATCGAGCGTGCCCGATACCGAAAGGCTGTCGGGTACGTCGAGCGTCATCATGTGGTGCCGAGGTGCTTGGGTGGCGGCGACGAGCCTGCCAACCTTGTGCCACTCACGCCAGAAGAACACTTCGTGGCGCATCAACTGCTTGTCAGGCTGCACCCAGAACACAAAGGCTTGGCCATTGCTGTCTGGCGCATGACCTTTGGCAAGCATCACGAAAACAGCAAACGATACGGATGGCTTCGCAGGAAGCACGCAGAGGCAATTGGTGAAGTCGTTGGAAAATACTGGCGCGGCAGAAAACGCGGCGCATTCTCTGAGCAGCACAGAGAAAGAATCTCAACAGCCCAGCTTGGCAAGAAACGCGGCGCGCATAGTGCAGACCACAAGGCAAAGCTGGCAGAGGCTCACAGAGGAAAGCAGTTGACGGCAGAGCATCGTGCTAAGCTGGCTGCTGCAAAATTAGGCATCAAGCGTGAACCGTATGCACAAATGACGTGCCCACACTGCGGCAAAACAGGTGGCGGCGGCACGATGAAACGCTGGCACTTCGACAACTGTAAGGTGACGCATGGCTAGGATTTCGAGAGATCAGTATTTGGCGAATCTGCATGCTGAAGCGCTTGCAGAGTTTGACAACATTCAAAGCGCATTGCGCGATGAGCGATTGCAATGTCTGCAAGATCGCAGGTTCTATTCCATTGCAGGATCGCAATGGGAGGGGCCGCTGTGGGACATTTACGAAAACAAGCCAAAATTTGAAGTCAATAAAATTCACTTGTCCGTGATGCGGATTGTGAATGAGTACAGGAACAACCGGATCACCGTTGACTTCGTGAGCAAGGACGGCGAGGCGCGCGACGACCTGGCCGACACCCTGGACGGCCTGTACCGTGCCGACGAGCAGGACAGCGTGGCCGACGAGGCCTACGACAACGCCTTCGAGGAAGCCGTCGGCGGCGGCTTCGGCGCCTGGCGTCTGCGCACGATTTACGAGGACGAGGAAGACCCCGAGGACGACCGCCAGCGCATCCGCATCGAGCCGATCTTCGACGCTGACTCGTCCGTGTTCTTCGACCTGGAGGCCAAGCGCCAGGACAAGGCCGACGCCAAGCGCTGCTTCGTGATCACGGCCATGACCCGCGACGCCTACAAGGCGACCTGGGGAGACGACCCCACAAGCTGGCCCAAGATCATCCATCAGTACGAGTTCGACTGGTGCACGCCTGACGTCGTCTACGTGGCAGAGTACTACCGCGTCGAGGAAAAGAACGAGACCGTGCGCATCTACCGCACGATCGCTGGCGACGAGGAGCGCTACACCCAGGCCGACTTCGACAACGACGAGACCCTGGAGGAAACGCTGGAGGCCGTCGGCTCGGTCGAGGTCCGTCGCAAGAAGTACAAGACGCGGCGCGTCCACAAGTACATCATGTCGGGCGGCAAGATTCTGGAGGACGCTGGCTACATCGCAGGCAAGTGCATCCCGATCATCCCGGTCTACGGCAAGCGCTGGTTCGTCGACAACGTCGAGCGCTGCATGGGCCACGTGCGCCTGGCCAAGGATGCCCAGCGCCTGAAGAACATGCAGTTGTCCAAGCTCGGCGAGATCAGCGCGCTGTCCTCTGTCGAAAAGCCCATCCTCACGCCTGAGCAGGTCGCTGGCCACCAGGTCATGTGGGCAGAAGACAACCTCAAGGATTACCCATACCTGCTGATCAATCCGATCACCGACCAGAACGGCAACCAGGCCGTCAGCGGCCCGGTGGCCTATACCCGCAGCCCGGCCATCCCTCCGGCGATGGCTGCCCTGCTGCAGGTGACCGAGCAGGACATGCAGGACATCCTCGGCAGCCCACAGCAGGCCGACAAGATGGTCAGCAACATCTCCGGCAAGGCCGTCGAGATGATCCAGCAGCGCCTGGACATGCAGGCGTTCATCTACATGTCCAACTTCGCAAAGGGCATGAAGCGCTGCGGCGAGGTCTGGCTGTCGATGGCAAAAGACCTGTATACAGAGGAAGGCCGCAAGATGAAGGCCATCAATGCAAGCGACGATGTAGAGTCAATTGAGCTGATGAAGCCGACAATCGACCAGAAAACAGGCGCTGTAGTGATGCAAAACGACCTGAGCTCTGCGAACTTTGATGTGAGCGTCGAAGTCGGGCCATCATCGAGCAGCAAGCGGGCGGCAACAGTCCGCGCTTTGACCGGAATGATGGCGATTACGCAAGACCCGGAAACGGCCCAGGTGCTGCAATCCATGGCAATGATGAACATGGAAGGCGAAGGCATTGCCGACATTCGCAACTTCTTCCGCAAGAAGCTCGTGCGCCTTGGCGTAGTAGAGCCGACGGAGAAAGAAGCCGAAGAAATGGCCGTGATGATGCAGGGCCAGCAGCAAGACCCGAACGCGGTATTCCTGCAAGCGGCAGCAGAAGAGGCCCAGGCGAAAGCAGCGAAGGCCCGCGCCGATACGGTCAAGACCGTGGCCGATGCTGAACTGTCACGCGCTAAAACGGTGGAGACGTTGGCGAATGTGGACATGGATTCTCAAGACCATGCGCTGAACCTGGCGCGTGAGATTGGCGGCACTGTTGCGAATCAGGCGACAGAGCCGATGTAATTTGCGGTTTCCACCCAGCCGCTTCAGTGGGTGAGTTTGATGGGGTATATGATGGGCAAAAAGGCAGAAGACGGAAACCAGACTGAAATCGACGACGTAGAGGAACTCGAGCAGGACGAAGGCCAGAATGAGGATGTGAGCGCTGAGGATGAATCCGGCGCTGACCATGAAGGCAACGAGCCCAGCGACGAGGAATCCGAAGGCAGCGACGATGAAGTAGTGGTGTCCATTGGTGAGGAGTCGCCGCCTCACGAAGAAGAGCAACGTGCGCCAAAGTGGGTGAACGAGCTACGTAAATCGGACCGCGAAAAATCGCGCCGGATTCGTGAACTGGAAGCGAAGCTGAACCAATCGACTGAGACGAAGCCAGTCGTGCTTGGCGCAAAGCCGAAGCTTGAGGATCACGACTACGATGCGGAAAAGTTCGAGCAAGCATTGTCTGATTGGTACGAGCGCAAGCGGACTGCCGACCAGGCTGCAGAACAGGCTAAAGCTGCAGAAAAGGCGCAGCAAGAAGAATGGAATGCGCAGCTTGATGGCTACAGCAAAGCGAAAGCAGCGCTGAAGGTCAGGGACTTTGACGATGCTGAATCCACTGCCCAGGAAATCCTGAGCATCATGCAGCAAAGCATCGTGGTGAAAGGCGCTGATAACCCGGCCCTTGTGATTTACGCGCTTGGAAAAAGTCCCAAAAAGGCCGCTGAAATTGCAAGCATCAAAGACCCCGTGAAGTTTTCCTTTGCGGTAGCGAAACTGGAGAAGGAATTGAAAGTAACGAACCGAAAGGCAGCACCTCCGCCTGAAAAAACAGTGTCAGGAACTGGCCGAGTTTCCGGCGCGGTGGATGCAACCCTTGAGCGGCTGCGAGCTGAAGCTGACAAGACGGGAGACCGCAGTAAAGTGATTGCGTACCGTCGAAAGCTGAAGCAAACGGCATAACCAATTTTTGTTTTAAAGGAGCCACAAAATGGCAAACAGTTTTTCCCAAAAAGTGGACATCTTCTTTGAGGATGTCGTAGCAGGCTTTGACGCCACCAACGTCTCTGCGAAAAACGTGTCCCAGTACAAGCCGCCTGCTGGCGCATTGGCTGAGAGCGGGCAGACGTTCTACCGTCCCATGCCCATGATGTCCCAGGTGGTGGATGGCCGCGATATGAGCGCGTTGTACAAGGACTTGACCGAGCTAACCGTTCCGTCTACCTTGACCGAATCGCACCTGCGCAACATCCCGGTTTCTCTGACTGGCGTGGACTTGAACAATCCGCACATGATGAAGAACATCACCGACCTGACCACGAAGCAGCTTTCCAACAAGCTCGACGTGCTGGTGGCGGACAAGGTGGCAACCTACGGCACCCTGCTTGTGCGCAGCACTACGGCAATCGACACCTACGACGAAGCCGCCGAAGCCGATGCCCTGATGCTGGAGCAGCAAGCAACACGCGGCCAGCGCGTAATGCTGCTGAACCCGCGCATGGCAAAGAACCTGGCTGGTAACCTGGCAAGCCGTGGCACGATGACTGGCGCACCCATGGACGCCTACACCCGTTCCACACTGCCACCCATCGCCGGGTTCGACACGTTCCGCACAGACTACGGCAAGAGCATTACCGGCTCAGCTGGCGCAGGTTATTTGGTGAATGGTGCAAACCAGCACACTACGCCTGCGGCTACCAGTGGGGGCCTGCCTGTTGACAACCGCACCCAGGTGCTGGCCGTCGATACTGGTGCCAATGCCGCCGTTGGTGACAGCTTCACGATCGCCGGGGTCTATGCTGTGGGCCACATCAACAAGCAGTCCACTGGGCAGCTCAAGACGTTCCGCATCCTGGCGATCAACGGTGCAAACTGGACAATCGCCCCGGCGATCATCCCGGCTGACGGTGCCAATGCCTCGCAAGTTGCCTACGCAAACGTCAACACCACGCCAGCGGACAATGCGGCCATCACCATCCAGAACACAGTGACCAAACCGGCCAGCGTGTTCTACGAAAAGTCTGCCGTGGAAATCATCCACTCTGACTTCAACACCGACCCGTTTGAATCGACGGGCAAGAAGGTTCGCAAGGCCACTACCGACTCTGGTATCCAGATCGTCATGCTGTCCGATAGCAACGTGGACACCCTCGTTGCTAAGTACCGTATGTTTATTTGGGCCAATGTGGAGCTGCTGAACTACGAGCTTGCAGGCATCATGCTGGAAAACCAGACCTAAGAGCAGGTGACAATCGGAGGGCCTTAGTGCCCTCCTTTTTTGGAGCATGAAATGAAACAGAAAACGATGCTGTACATGGACGGCAAAGAAACGATTGTGGATGCCGCAGACACTGAATCATTCGCCGCGCTGCTGGCCGATGGCTGGGCCGACACGCCCACAAAGAAAGCTGTAGAACCCAAGACCGAAGCGCCAAAAGAGCTACCGCCAACCCGCGCAGAGTTGGAAGCCAAGGGCAAAGAGCTTGCTATCAAGTTCGACGGGCGCACCAGCGACAACAAGCTGGCCCAGTTGATTGCTGAGAAGCTGGCAGAGGCCTGAAATGGGATACTCCAAACGCCAGTTTGTCACGGCTGCGTTCGAGGAAATAGGGCTGGCGTCCTACGTCTTCGACCTGCAGCCGGAGCAACTTCAGTCGGCGCTTCGCAGGCTCGACTCCATGATGGCCGACTGGAACGGCAAGGGCATCCGGCTCGGGTACCCGATCCCAGGCAGTCCGCAGTTCAGCGACCTGGACGAGCCGTCCGAGGTGCCGGACAGCGCCAACGAGGCGATCATCACCAACCTGGCCATCCGCATCGCGCCTGGCTACGGCAAGACCGTCTCGGCCAACACGCAGGCCACGGCCAAGGACAGCTACAACACGATCCTCTCGCGTGCCGTGCAGCCTGGCCAGCAGCAACTGCCTGCCACCATGCCTGCCGGTGCTGGCAACAAGCCCTGGCGCGTCTACGACAACCCGTTCATCCGTCCACCCGTCGATCCTGTGCTGGCTGGCCAGGATGGACCCATCGAGTACAACTGAAGGAGCCGAAATGCCCACCATCAACCAATTGCCGCTGCTGGCCCAGGTCTCGCCTGGTGACCAGGTGCCCGTCTACAGCCCGAACAACGGCGACGCGCGTCGTCTGTCTGTCTCGTCGCTCATGCAGTACTTCCAGCAGACATTCGCCAGCCCCACGCTGGCCACCAACGTCTACACGCCTGGCACCGGCTTTAACGTGGCCGTGCCGACCCCGGTGGCTGCCCAGCAGTGGATGCTGATCCAGCCTGCTGGTACGCTGGCGCTGGGCACCATTACCCTGCCGCTGAATACCCAGACGCCTGACGGCACCGAAGTGCTGGTGACCACCACGCAGGCCATTACAGCATTCACGCTGGCGCTGAACGGTGCCACAGCAGCCAATGGCGCACCCACCACGCTAGCGGCCAATGCGGCATTCCGCATGCGCTTTGTGGCTTCGCTGAATAGCTGGTACAAGATCGGGTGATCTGATGCAGCTCGCCATACTTAATGGGATATATTCTGACAACGGGCCAGACCTGCGGACATCGTATCCCGTGAACATGGTTCCGGTGCCGAAAAAGTCAGGACTTAGCAATGGATACTTGCGCCCTGCCGACGGCCTGGTGGCCAACGGCACCGGCCCAGGAGTTGACCGTGGCGGCATCAACTGGAACGGCGTCTGCTACCGCGTCATGGGCACCAAGCTGGTGACCGTGGCCAACAACGGCGCTGTGACCGTGCTGGGCGATGTGGGCGGCCCGGTCAATACGCTGGTGACGATGGACTACAGCTTCGACCGCCTGGCCATCGCGTCCGGTGGTCGGCTGTACTACCTCTATGGTGGATCGCTCACACAGGTGACCGACCCAGACCTTGGCGTTGTGCTTGACGTTGTTTGGGTGGATGGCTACTTCATGACCACCGATGGCACCAGCCTGGTGGTAACTGAACTGACCGACCCGACCCAGGTCAACCCGCTGAAGTACGGCAGCTCCGAAGTTGACCCAGACCCTGTGGTGGCGCTGCTCAAGCTGCGCAATGAAATCTACGCGCTGAACCGCAACACCATCGAAGTGTTCGACAACGTGGGCGGAGATTTCTTCCCGTTCCAGCGCATCGACGGAGCGCAGATTCAAAAAGGGGCCACCGGGACGTTTGCTTGCTGCGTCTATATGGAGGCGGTGGCATTCCTGGGCAGTGGGCGCAACGAGCAGCCAGGCATCTACATGGGCGCGAACGCAGCGGCTGCCAAGATCAGCACGCAGGAAATCGACCAGATTCTGCTCGGCTACACCGAGGCGCAACTGGCCACCGTCAAGCTGGAGGCCCGCAACGACAAGGCGCACCAGCACTTATACATCCACCTGCCCGACCGCACTATGGTCTATGACGGCGCAGCCTCGCAGGAGCTTGGCGAGCATGTGTGGTTCGTCCTGGCCAGCACCACGGCTGGCTTTGCGCAGTACCGCGCCAGGAATCTTGTTTGGGCCTACGACAAATGGCTCGTCGGTGATCCACAGTCCGGCGCCATCGGCTACCTGGTGGATACTATCGGTTCGCACTGGGGCCAAGTCGTCCGATGGGAGTTTGGCACCATCATTGTCTACAACGAGGGCAACGGCGCGATTTTCAAAGAACTGGAACTGGTTGCGCTGACCGGCAGCGTCGCGCTTGGCGTCGATCCGATGATCGCAACCAGCTACTCCCTAGATGGCAAGTCCTGGAGCCAAGACCGCAGCATACGCGCAGGCACCACAGGCAACACCCGCAAGCGCCTGGCCTGGTTCCAGCAAGGCCACATGCGCAATTGGCGCATCCAGCGGTTCCGTGGCGACAGCCAGGCGCATTTATCCTTTGTCCGCCTTGAGGCGCAACTAGAGCCATTGGCCCACTGATAATGCCCGCGCAATCGCTTAACCTTACCCGCGATCAGCTCGCCACGTTCCTGAAAAACTACGAGCAAGTTAAGCAGTTTGAGCGGCTGTTTTCGGTGGTGGATGCCATCGCGCCCGACGTTGTGAACGAGGTCAAAACAGAGGCAGGCAACGCCCTGGCATCGGCCAATAGCGCACTGGCTCAACTAACGCGCATCGCCAATGCCCTGGAAATGCTGGCAACCGCGCCAGCGGTGCAAAACAACAACTCGATAGCCACCGATTACATAGACTTGCCAGAGGATGGGCCGCACGTCACCCGGCAGCGGCGCATCCAATGGAGCCACGACGACGGCACGCTAGACGTTGGGCTATATGGCGGGAGTGCTCTCAAAGTCGGTCAAGAACTGATGTTCTATGCCAAAAACACCAGCGGCAGCACCGTCTCCAAGGGCACGCCTGTGATGTTCACCGGCACGGTTGGGGCGTCCGGCAAACTCACTTTTGGCCTGGCAGTGGCTGACGGCTCGGTGCTAGCCGACTACATGATGGGCGTGGCCACGCAGGACATAGCGAACAACGCATTTGGCTACGTTACCAGCTTTGGCCTTGTGCGGGGCTTCAGCACAACCGGCGCGGCCTATGGCGAGGTTTGGGCGGACGGCGATTTACTGTACTTTGACCCGGCCACCGCTGGCACTTGGACGAACGTGCAGCCAGCGGCCCCGAACATATCCGTCCCAGTCGCCGTCGTAGTCAATGCTGCCAGCGGCGGTGCGGGGTCGATTTTCGTCCGCATGAAAATCAGCGAATCGCTCAACATGCTGCAGGACGTACACATCAACGGCGGCGGCCCATCCAATGCAGATAGCCTGTTTTATGTCTCAGCCAACAGCCGATGGGAAAACAAAGGGCCATCCGACGCGCGGGACGCGCTTGGGCTTGGCACCGGGACACCGGCAAACGGGCAAATGCTCATAGGCAACGGCACTGATTTTTCTACCGCCGCGCTGACAGCGGGCGCGAACATAGCCATTACAAACGGCGCTGGCTCGGTGACGGTTGCGACAACCGGGAGCAGCGCTACCGTCGCCCTGGCAAAGATAACGGGCGGCGGCTCTGATGGCTCTTTGACCTTCAGCGGTGGGGTTATTACTGGCTACACCGCACCGACATAAGGATGCACAACCATGACCGTTACAGTCAAAGTTCTAATCCCGGCAAAACAAGCCGAATCATCGCAGACCACGCAATACACCGCTGTCAACTGCAAGACCATTATTGACAAGTTCACGGCCACCAACACCAGCGCTGCCAATGTGACCATCGGCGTCAACTTGGTTACCAGTGGAGGCGCGGCAGGTGTGGACAACTTGATCGTCGATTCGCGTGCCATCGCACCGGATGAGACCTACACTTTCCCGGAACTGGTAGGCCAGGTGCTAGAGCCGGGCGGCTTCATCTCCACCATCGCCAGCGCTGCCACGTCGCTGACCATTCGCGCCAGCGGCCGCGAGATCACTTAAGGTGAACCACATGGACATGCCCAAGATCATGATGGCTGGCTTCAACGGGCTGCCCATCGATGAGCCGTTCATCACGGCGGCCGAGAACAAGAAGAACACCCAGACCGTCATCGACGACTGGATGCTCGGCCCTGAGAAGCCGTCCAACGAACCCGGCACAAACAAGCCGTACTGGATGGCGCTGGCCAAGGCCATGCAGGTCGATGAGAAGGAGGCGCGTCGTCGTCGCTGCTCCAACTGCGAGTATTACGACAACAGCACCATGATGCAGGCCAAGATGGAGCGCATCCCGCGCAACGAGTGGGACACGGACGCTGGCTATCGTGGCTACTGTCACAAGTTCGAGTTCATCTGCCACGACATGCGCTCCTGCCAAGCCTGGGAAGAGCGAGAGTTCGAGCAAGATTGACGAAATGTTAGATTGTGGGAAAATAGGGGCCACTGAGCCGTTCGAGCAGCCAGTAGCTCACAGCCCCTACCAGGAGGATTCGATGAGCGATGTCGCGGTTCAGGAAGTTGCCAAGCAGGTCGGTGTGCCTGCCGAGCACCTGCCTATCTACCGCCTGGAGGCTGAACTGCTCAAGTTGCCCCAGGTCGACATGCCCGTCGAGCACGCCTTCTGCAATGGCCTCTACGCTCGCACCATGCACATCCCGGCTGGCACCGTTTTGACCGGCGCAGTGCACAAGGACGAGTCCTTCTTCGTTGTTCGCAAAGGCCACCTGATCGTCACCACTGACGACGGCTCGGCCCAGGTCGGCCCAGGCTTCATGAGCATGACAAAGCCGAATACCAAACGCGCTGGCGTCGCACTGACTGACGTCGAAGTGACGACATTCCACGCAAATCCGACGAACGAAACAGACCCGCAGGTCATATGGGACATGTACACCGTGCCAGCTCCTGCTCCGGTTCTTGAGGCCGTCCAACATCCGCACATGGAGGGCAAAAAATGAGCTTTGGACTATCCGGAACCGCACTGGCAGGCATTGCCGTCGGCGGCGCAACTCTCGTATCCGGCCTTGCACAGGCCGATGCAGCCAGCAGCGCGGCTGCCGCACAAACCCAAGCATCCGAGGCAGGCATCGCAGAACAGCGTCGCCAGTTCGACAAAGTTCAGGAACTGCTCAAGCCCTACGTCGAAGCCGGTACCGGCGCGATTGAAGGCCTGGAGCCGTTCGCTGCTGCTGGCGTTCCTGCGCTGCAGGCCCAGCAAGCATTGCTCGGCCTGGCAGGCCCGGAGGCACAGCGCCAGGCCATTCAGCAACTGAGCACCAGCCCGCAGATGCAGGCGCTGGTCGAGCAAGGCGAGAACGCATTGCTGCAGCGCGCATCTGCCACTGGCGGCCTGCGTGGCGGCAACGTGCAGGCTACGCTGGCGCAGTTCCGTCCGCAGTTGCTGTCCGAGTTGATCGGCCAGCAGTACAGCCGTCTTGGAGGCCTGACGGCGCTGGGGCAAGAGACCACCTCGAACCTGGCACGGCTTGGCCAGGCATCGGCAGCAGGCACTGGCGCTGCGGCCCAAGAAAGCGGCGCGAACATCGCCAGCCTGCTGGCGCAACAAGGCGCTGCACAGGCAGGCGCGCAGATCGCGCAAGGCAAGGCGTTTGCATCCATTCCTGCAGCCATCTCTGGCGGCCTGGGCATCTTCTCTGGCCTGGGAGGTAAATTCTGATGGCACTTCAACTCCCAATGGGCCCAATCAACTACGGCATTGACGTGCCAGACCCGTCGCAGACATTCCTTCAGGCGTTCAAGACTGGCACGGCCATTACTGAAACCCGCATGGCTCAGGAACAGGCGCAGCGCCAGGCTGAGCAGCAAAAGACTATCATGCAGGCCTTTGAGCGTCTGCGCCAACCCGGTGCGACGGCCAAGGACTATGCCGATCTGGCCATGATGCTTCCCGAGACGCAGGCCAAGGCCGTGCGCGAGAGCTTCAGCCTGATAAACGCCGACCAGCAACAGAACGCACTGCAGCGCTCTGGCCAAGTGTTCTCGGCCTTCAAGTCCGGCAAGCCTGACATCGCTGTTAACCTGCTCGACCAGCAGATCACTGCCCGACGCAATGGCGGCGACGAAGAAGGCGCGAGGTTCCTGGAGACCTGGCGCGACGTGGCCAAGGAAAACCCAAAGGCTGCCGAGGATTACTTCGGCTTCACCATCTCGCAGATGCCCGGTGGTGACAAGGTCATCGAGAGCGCTGTCAAGTTGGAGGAAGACCGTCGCAAGGAGCAACTCCAGCCGTTCACGCTGCGCAAAGCCACATCCGAAGCCATCATCAAAGAGGCAGAGGCCAAGTTCGCACCGGACAAGTTCGGTGCCGAGTTGGGCCTCACGCAGGCTCAGATCGATGCATCCAAGGCTGCCCGTCGCGCTTCTGACGCTGCGGCCGCAAAGTCCGGCGCAGATGCCCGACGCGCACAGGCAGAAGCCGATCAGATCAGCTCAGGCATCATCCCGGCCGACAAGCGCCCAGAAGCCGAGACTAAGTTCCGCAGGGAATACAGCGACCAGACCAAGGGCTACCAGGAGGTCAAGTCGGCCTACGGCCGCGTGCTTTCGTCTGAAGACAATGCGGTTGGTGACCTGTCACTGATTTTCGGTTACATGAAGATGCTCGACCCTGGCTCCGTGGTGCGGGAAGGTGAATTCGCAACGGCACAAAACGCGGCTGGCGTTCCTGAGCGCATCCAGAATATCTACAACAAGGTGGCCAGTGGTGAACGCCTGTCCGCATCACAGCGCACCGCGTTCAAGGGGCAGGCTGGCAAACTGTACGAAACCGCACAGAAACAGGAAGCCACCGTGCGTGACGGCATCGGACGCATCGCCAAAGGCTACGGACTGAACACGGGAAACATCTTCTACGAGGCCACCGAGACGGTGCCGACTGCGCCTGGCGTGAAACCGCCAGCGCCTGCTGCTGCACCAGGTGCGCCGATCAGTGTGACCGCGCCCAATGGACAGGTGCTGACGTTCCCGAATCAGCAAGCGGCTGACGCCTTCAAGAAAGCGGCAGGGATTCGCTGATGGCCACCGACTACGAAGCACTCGCACGACAGTTCGGCGGC